GGGGTGGCAGCTGGCGCTCGTTTAAAGATGGTCCGCATTGGGAGCTCGATCGGCGATCGTACCCAGATCCAAGCGAGGCGGCGTGAAGGTTAAGAACATCGCTGAGCTCAATGAGCTCATCAAGCGCGAAGGGTCCCAGCGCAAGGCGGCGACAGTCCTCGGTGTAGCGCCGGCGACAATTCGATATTGGCTGAAAGCCAATAAGGTGACTGTTGAGGTGACAGGAACCCGCAAGGCGAAAGCCTTCGCAGCATCCGTCGAAACGCCAAACGAGCTCGACTTCCCAACCCTGCCGGATGACAAGCTGCCCGACAGCGACCTAGTTGAGCTAATGTGCAACCGGTTTGAGCGGCGCTTTAAAGCGCACCGCGCCGCGCACTGGATGCCGATCAAGGTCAATAAGGATGGACCGATCGGGATCACCTGGTTCGGCGATCCTCATGTCGACAGCAATGGATGCAACTGGCCTCTGTTGCGCCGGCACGCTGAGATTGTCCGGACAACCGATGGCATGTATGGCGCCTCAATCGGCGACCACACAGATAATTGGGTTGGCCGCCTTTCCAGGCTTTACGCGTCGAGTGATCAGTCGCGATCGACAGCGCTGCAGCTGGCCGAGATATTCATCAGCAAGATGGGGATCAAATGGCTACTGCTGCTGCGCGGCAACCACGACATGTGGTCGCCAGGCAAAGACGATCCTGTCACCTGGATGCAGCGCGGCGGGGCGCCGATGGTGGACTGGCAAGCCAGGATCCGCCTGGTGTTTCCGACCGGCCGCGAGGCAAAGATCTGGGCGGCGCATGACTTCAAAGGACACAGCCTTTGGAACAGCCTACATGGGCCACAGAAGGCCGCACACATGAAAGAGGCGTGCGACCTGTATGTCTGTGGCCATACGCACAACTGGGCTCTGCATCACGAAGAGAGCGCGTCTAAGAGCTTCGTCTATTGGCTGGCTCGGACGCGAGGTTATAAATTTATCGACGAGTATGCGGATCTCTTGGGGCACGACCCCCAGCTTGAAGGCGCCGCGATCGTGTCTGTCTTTAACCCTGCCGCAAAAACACGCGCCGGCTTCCTTACCTGTTTTGCAGATGTGGAAGCCGGCGCTGATTATCTGACCTGGCTGCGTTCCAGGGTTTAGGCTGGCTCAAGAACCTTTATGTCTAAGGTCTTTTGCCGGACGGTATAGCCAGCCTTTGCCGGCGTGGTCTTTGCCGGCTGAGGCTTGTAGGTCCGAGACGGCCAGCGGACGCGGTAGACCGTCCCATCGCGATCTGTTGCCAAGCCCTCGGTATGATTGCCAAGCAGCTCCATCAGCGCTGCCTGGGTTACCTCGGCAATCTCTTCCGCGGCCTTTATCGTCTCCCTGGCAACGATCAGGTCGTCGATGAGGTCGACAGCGTCTGTTGGCAGATTTACCGGCGGCGCGTCTGGCTCAGCGTTCGACCAGGTCCGCGCAGCATCGGCCGTTGAGACTGGCGGGTACCAGTCCGGTCCTTGTTTGCGTCGTTCAAACTCGTCGACGGCTGAGATGATCTCAGCGATGCGCGCCTCGTCCCTGGCATAGACAAAAATGCGGAGCTCAGTGCCGCGATACAGGACGCCGATCGCCCCCCATTCGTAGCCGGTGCAAAGCATGCAGCCTTGCAGCTGGATTGGCCCGCGGTATGGTGCCGGGACGTCTTCTGGAGCGCTGTTGGTCAGCTTTGACTCAAGCACGCCGGCGCCCTTTAGGACGATCTCGTTTTGCCCGACAACGTAGATCCCTTTATCGGGATCTGTCTTCAACCGAATGGTCAGTCCTGGATTGACCATCGACCCTACCCCATCGAGCGAGGCGTTGAGCTGGATCCCGTCCGGCGCCGCGTAAGGCGTGGTCGGGACGTGCAACACGTCCAAGCCCAGCCGCTCGACCATGGTTTCGAGGATGACCGGCTCAAGCCGATTACCCCATTCTGCCGCCTCTGTCCCTGCCCACGTCGAGGAACGGCCTTCCAGGGCGTCGATCGTCCTGGCTAGCTCGTCATTTGGCGAAGCATAGGGAGACAATCCAAGTATTGCTGGAAGCCGCGAGCAAGACATCACAGTGTCTGGTGTAAGTTTTCCGACCATGATCAGACCCCTGCACCAAGATAAAGATCGATCGCGTCAGAAATTGACAGGATAAAAATTCCTGTCCCTACTAACATCAGAAACAGGACAGCTTCGACAGCTTCGACACAAATGTTGTATGCCCTGTCTACAGTGCCAGTATATGTCTTATGCGAATGGGATAACATAGGAACCCTCCTAAGCCTTTGATCTCGAACGGCGCAACCGGCGCCCTGACGGTTATACAGAAGGCAAAGGGTCGGCCGTGGTCGACCCCCAAGATGTAGAAGCTTCACCGTGTCTTTCCGTACAGCATGCCTCCCTTTAATCTACGTGAAGCGCGGCCGATTATTCCGCGCGCAACCAACACATTACTAAACGAAGACTTGCGCCCTTCCCCAAGGAGAACGTCGAGATCATCGGCTGCGTGCCGCAACGCGACCGCCGCCGCCTTGATCTGGTCCGTGGTCACCAGCGGGATGGTGATCCGCGCACAATGTCCAAGCTTTTCCTTTACATAGGTGTCTTCATTCATGTGCCGCCTCAAGATTTTCTGAGTAAGATCTTTTTTCCCTTTGCGGGCGGTAGATTTTTTGGAGCTTTTCTCGGCCATGACAATTCTCATGTAAAAGCGGCAAAACCGATCCCGGTTTCCGGACTTAAAATGGTTTACGCGGGAGAAATTCGTGCATTTGGTTTTTTGATCCCATTTTGAGTCCATCCTTTTTTTTCAATGCGTTAGACCCAATTACCGTCAGATGACGCTGCGACAATTTGCCATGCCCTCAGCGCTGCCTGAACAGGCCGGAGCGATCCGGTCCGAACAGCGGCTCAAGCCAATAGAGCGCGGCAATCGCCAAAGCGAAGATCAGGATGAGCAGACCAGCGCCCTGCAGCGCTCGCATGATCTCGGCCTTGGTGATTGGTGGTCCGCTCATTTGGCACGCAGCTCATAATTGCGAACCGTCGAGGCGTGCCATTCGCCGCCGCGCGCCGTCTTCACGCCACGATCGTTAAGCGCCTGGGCCAACTCGCGGAAGCTGTTGATGCCCTTGCGGCGCAGATCCCGAATGATCGGCATGACGTTGTCGGCGAACCGATCGGCCTCTTTGGACACAACCAGGCCGCCCTGGCGGGCGCCCTTCTCGGGCGTTGGTGAGCCGAGCTTCTGCCCCCTCGCCCGCGCCGCCTGCAGCGCAGCCTTGGTCCGTTCGCTGATCAGCTCAGCCTCGTTCTCAGCAACCGCGGCCAGGATGTGGATTGTCAGCTTCGACGCATGCGGATTGTCGCAGCAAACGAACGGCACCTTTTCATGCATCAGCTTGGCGACGAAATACGGGTTCCGGTACAACCGATCGAGCTTGGCGACGACCAGTGTTGCCTTGGATTTTTTCGCGAGCGCGATGGCTGCATCGAGCTCAGGCCGCCGGCCCTTGCGGCCGCTCTCGATCTCGGTGAACTCGCCGATGATCTCCCAGCTGCCGCCATTGAGATACCGTTTGACCGCGGCCTTCTGCGCCGACAGGCCCAGGCCCGAGCGGCCCTGCTTGTCGGTCGAGACGCGGTAGTACGCCACATACTTGCCTTTGTGTGGTTCGCCGGCTTGTGGTGCCATGGCTTTCTCCCTTGTTGACCGATATCTAGCAGCTATCGCTCAGATGTTCAAGACCCAATCGCTAGGTCATGCTGCCGATTGGGTTTTGTAATGTTTGATGGCCAAAGCGATCACATCGTCGACGAGCCCCAACGCTTCATCATGCTGCACCCTGACGTTCTTTTCCGTCGACCTGGCGTTCTTATTCCGAATCAGCCCGACCGCGTAATCGTCCCAGGCATGCATCAGCAACCCCGAATCGTGAAGCTTGACGCATTTCGCTGATGACACCAATTCGCCGCTGAACCGTTTCATAGTCAGCAGCTGCAAACTCACCAAAGGGCCGATCTCAGGGATCGGGAAAAACGTTTCGGCTTGCCAGTGACCCCGAAGGTTTTTGTAAACTTGAGTTTCATAGGACATCATCATTCTCCTGTTTGTTAAGCTGCAATCTTGTCGATCATCGGCGTCAGCACGACGCCGATCTGTTCATCGGTGGCGCCGCTCTCGGCGAGCTGCTTGGCGACGTTCCAAAGCTTGGGGATCTCCATGATCGGAATGGGCTTGCCCGCGACGAGCCGGCTCAGAACCTTGTTAAGTCGCACTGAATTGGATTTTTTCGATGGTTTCATGGGTCTATCTCCTGGGTCTAAAAACTAAGCGGCGGCCTGTTGGCCGCCGGTGTAAACGTAAGGTTTGTTCCAAGATCCGACGTTGACGTCGACGTACCAGCCGACGTCGAAATAGTCCGTTTGGATGTCGGACCGGTCCCAATTACCGTCATGCAGCAACGGCCAGAGCTCATCGCAGAAGGCGACGACGTCGCCATCGAACCAGCGATCGTAACCGTTGCCGATGCAGAGGTGATCCTTAGCTGGCCCGCCGTTGAGCATTTTCCGGTAAGGATCATTGGCCAGCTTTGCGTTGAAATTGCCGATGAAGTCGATCGGGCCAGCACTGATGTTGAGGACGAGGGTTGAATGATGCCGGACCGCCAGGGTCGCCTTGATGCCGTATTTGGCCAGGACAGGCTTTAAGTTCGCGGCGATCTTGGCTTTCCGCTCTTGAGACATGTACGCCATTATTTCGGCTCCTCTTTGGGGTGAACGATCTCGATGCAGTAAACGTCGCAGAGGTGATTGATCAGGTCGTAGCAACCAGGGTGATCAGGATCCTCTTCCATGTAATGGATCTCGCCAGGGATCATCACCTTGGCTGCTGCCAGGTCAGGGGCGAACCCGATCACCTCGCGGCAGTAAATGTTGGCGTTGGCAGTCACTCGAAACATTGCTTCCCCCTTTCTGATATCTGACCGATATCGGTTAACTGTATATAACTCAATCCCTACGACGGCCCAAACTACGGTTGCTGACTCAAAATGAGTCCAATCTCTGTGTCCGAGCGCTTGCATCCCTCTTGCGGAGCGCTAGCTTGCCAGCGTACAAACGCCAAACGGACCGAATCACCTGGATCCCTGACAATGGACAATCTGCAACCCCTTTACGTTCGGCTGCGCGCGTCGACCATCGACGCTCTCAAGGCCGCCCAGGCCGAGAGCGCGCACCGCTCGCTGGCTTCTTTCGTCGACGACATCCTGCGCCAGCACCTGATGGACGGGCGCCGCGATGCGATCGAACGGACGATCTCCAACGCCAGGCAACACGATGCCGAACAACACAGCTGACAACCTGATCACGACCTATCGTGACGAGCTCGCCGAGAACGCCGAGAAATTCCTCGATGTGTCGCGTGCGTTCGGCCAGCCTGATCACTGGACCGTCTCAATCATGATGTCAGCGCTTGTTGGCCTTGCGGCGAACCTGGCCAGTCAGACGATGGACGAAAACGATTTCGTCGCCGCTTGCAAACGCACCTATGAAATTTTTGTCCGTTCCAAAGACGACACGGTGAACTGATGCTGCTTGCCATCGATCCTGGCGCGTCAGGCGCCCTCGCCTTCTTTGATCCCGTCGCTGGCACGCTTGAGATCGTCGATATGCCAACGGTCGAAGTCGAGCGCGGCGGTAAACTCAAGCGCGAGATCGCGCCGGCGCTAATCCGCGAAGCGATCGGCGATCGCCTGGTCAAGACAGCTTGGCTTGAAAAGGTTGGCGCCATGCCTGGCCAGGGCGTCAGCTCGATGTTCGCGTTTGGCCGTGGCGTCGGCATGATCGAAGGCGTGCTCGGCGGCGTCGGGATCCCGATCAATTATGTGACGCCGCAGTCCTGGCAAAAGGCGGTCGGCGTCCGCGGCGGCAAAGACGGATCCAGGCTGCGCGCGATCGAGCTCTTCCCGAAATACGCGCCGCTGTTTGCGCGCAAGAAAGACGATGGCCGCGCCGATGCCGCGTGCATCGCCTGGTACGGGGCAACGCGATGACTATGAAAGTTAAGAGCGAAGAATACCACGATGGCGTTGGGCTGACATGGGATGACACTGCACTGCCGTTAAGCAAACGTGAGGGCCAAGCGTGGTGGGCGGGCTGGGATGAAGGCCGCAAGGACGGCGAGATTGATACGCGCGAGGAACTTGCTGGCGAAATAGAGCGGCTGCG